TGAAACAGTATATCGGAACAAAGATTATTAAAGCAAAACCTATGACACGCGGTGATTATAACGATTATCGAGGATGGCAGATTCCTGCAGATGAAGATCCGATGGATGAAGGATACTTGATGGAATATGAGAATGGACATGAGCAGTGGTTGCCAAAAGAAATGTTCGAAACTGATTATATCGAATATGACAAAAACAAATTACCGGCAACAGCTGTTGGCATGATAAGTACAGATTATAAAGAACGTTTCAAGGCAGAATATGCTCAGTTAGTAATTCGTTATGAAGGATTAAAGGGAATGCTTAAAAAGTGGGATGATGGAACACTTGAGTTTGAACCAACTTGCCCTCGTAGCATTTACAACATGCAGATCAAAGCAATGTCTGAGTATATTGCAGTGCTTGAAGCAAGGGCAGCGATTGAAAATGTAGATTTGATGTCTGAGTAAAAGGAGAAGCAAAATGATTATTACAGGAATGGATCACTTTCAGAGTGTTTGCAAAAGAAAAATGGTTGATTGGTATAACAAGAGCGATAACCCACAAAAAGGACCTAACGACGTTCAACCGATTGATCTGAGTAATGTATTTGTTGTATGGAGCTGCAAGACCTTACAGAATTACAAATGCCTGGTATCTACTACAGTAAGTGGGGACGGTATCTATGCAGAATACACGTACAACGGAGACAAACAGGAACTATATGAGGACGTGTATAAGAAGCTGACAAATACATGCCACACAGAAGAATAAAAGCCGGAGCAATCCGGCATAAGGACCTCTAGCTCAGTTGGTCAGAGCAATCGGCTCATAACCGATCGGTCCAGGGTTCGAGTCCCTGGAGGTCCATTTAAGAAACAAGAAAGAAGGTGGTAATGTGTGAACGAAGAAAAAAACTACATATTGGCAGAATCCGATTATGTGGCCGGAATGAAGTATAAAGACATTGCTGCCAAGTATGGAGTCTCGATTAATACTGTGAAATCGTGGAAGAAACGATACGCGTGGTCGAGGAATAAAAAGACGAAAAGTACACAAAAGGGGTGCACACAAAATAAAAAGGGTGCACACAAAAAAGAAGCCGTTGCAGAGGATGTAAGTCAGGTCGTGATCAACGATGAGCTTACCGATCAGCAGCAGCTTTTTTGTTTGTATCAATCCAGGATGTTTAATTATACGAAAGCTTACATGAAAGCTTATCCTGGTTGTACTTATGCATCTGCTGCCGTTTTGGGAAGCAGGCTTATGAAGAATCAGTTGATCAGAGAAACTATTGAGCAGTTAAAACAGAATCATATGAACAGAGAGATGCTTAAGCAGGAAGATATCTTTCAGAAGTATATGGATATTGCGTTTGCTGATGTGACAGATTATGTATCGTTTGGACGAGAAAATATTCAAGTCATAGGGGCTTTTGGTCCAGTAATGGTAGAAAACAAAGAAACTGGAGAAAAGGAAGTTCTCGAAAAAGAAGTTAATACTGTGAAATTCAAACAATCTGAAGATGTTGATGGAACGCTGATCACGGAAGTGAAGCAAGGAAAAGATGGAGTGAGTATTAAGCTGGTTGATAAGATGAAAGCTTTGCAATGGCTTGCTGATCATATGGATATTGCTACAGCTGAACAAAAAGCGAAGATTGAACAGATCAGAGCTAAGACAGCGATCATGTCCGGAACATCCGAAGAAGAGACAGAAGACGATGGATTCATCGAAGCCTTAAAAGGTGAGGTGGCAGATGTATGGGAAGAAGAATAAAGAAAGCTGTCTTTAAGTTTCGGCCGTTTTCCAAGAAGCAGAAGAAGATACTTACCTGGTGGCTGCCAAATTCTCCGGTGCATAATCAAGATGGAATCATAGCAGATGGAGCGATCCGATCGGGAAAAACTATTTCTATGTGCTTATCTTTTGCAATGTGGGCAATGGAAACCTTCAACGGACAGAACTTTGGTATGTGTGGGAAAACGATCGGTTCTTTCCGGAGAAACGTACTCTTTTGGTTAAAACTCATGCTTAAGAGCCGAGGATACCACGTTGAAGACCACAGAGCCGATAATCTGGTCGTAATCCGAAAGGGCAGAAAAGAGAACTATTTCTACATCTTTGGTGGAAAAGATGAGCGATCACAGGATTTGATACAGGGTATCACACTTGCAGGAGTCTTTTTTGATGAAGTTGCATTGATGCCTGAATCTTTTGTTAACCAGGCAACAGGACGTTGTTCTGTTGATGGATCAAAATATTGGTTTAACTGTAACCCAGATGGACCTTATCACTGGTTTAAGACTAATTGGATTGATCGTGCTGAGGAAAAGAAACTTGTCTATCTGCATTTTACGATGGACGACAATCTGAGCCTATCTGAGCGAATTAAAGCACGATACCGGGCAATGTATACCGGAGTGTTTTACAAGCGCTATATCTTAGGTCTGTGGGCCGTAGCCGAGGGAATTATTTACGATATGTTTGATGTAGAAAAACATGTTGTAAAAGACCAGCAATCAGTAGTAGGCAGTAAATACGTCAGTGTCGATTATGGTACACAGAATGCGACAGTATATCTTTTGTGGGAGAAGAACCAGAAAGGTCAGTGGGTTGCTACGAAAGAATATTACTATTCTGGCCGAGATGAGACTACACAGAAGACAGATGGAGAGTACGCGGATGACATGGAAGAGTTCCTGGAAGGAATCAATGTTGAATCGATCATTGTCGATCCGGCAGCAGCATCATTCATCGCAGAACTTAAGAAACGAGGATTCAAGGTTAAGAAAGCAAAGAATGATGTTCTCGATGGGATTCGCTTTGTTGGAAATCTGTTGAATCTTGGCTTGCTACTATTCTCAGAGAATTGTAAAGAAACAATCAAAGAATTTGGCTCTTATATCTGGGATGATAAGGCATTGGAACGTGGAGAAGATAAACCAGTGAAGCAGCATGATCATTGCATGGATGCAGTGAGATATTTTGCTTACACGATCGTAAGACGTGAACGAAAATGGAGTTGATTAAATGATAAAAGAAATTATTGAGCGAATAAGGCAGGTGATAAGAAAAATGCTTGGAAAAGAAAACATTAAGGATGCGATCGGAGTTGATATTGCTGTATCGGATGAAATGGCAAGACAGATTGATCTCTGGTCGAAGATGTATAAAAATAAACCGCCGTGGAAAAGAAAAGATCTAAAGCTTTGCGGATTACCTGCTGCCATTGCTGGAGAATTTGCAAGGCTTGTTACGTTAGAACTAAAGACAGAAATCACAGGAAATAATTTCATAAATGATGAATATCAGACTGTGATCGAGAACATACGAACATATACCGAATATGCCTGTGCAAAGGGTGGACTTGCAATGAAGCCTTATGTATCCGACGGGCATATAGAAGTTGACATGGTTCAAGCTGATCACTTTTTCCCAACGAAATTCAATTCCAGAGGGGAAGTTATTGCAGCGGTTTTTATGGAAACCGTAACGATCGGGAAACAGGTATATACAAGACTGGAATATCATCAACACGATGAGAACACGACATATCATATTATGAATAAGGCTTTTGTAAGGCAGGATCTTGATAATGTTGAGGTATTGGGAAAAGAAGTACCGCTTAGTGCTGTACCGGAGTGGGCCAATCTTGAAGAAGCAGTGACAATCTTACACGTGAAGAAGCCATTATTTGCATATTTCAAAATTCCGAACGCAAATAACGTTGATGATTCATCTCCATTAGGAGTTTCTGTATATTCTAGGGCAGTCGATGATATCAAAGAAGCTGATTATCAATGGACAAGGATATTGTGGGAATATGAGGGATCTGAATTAGCAATTGATGGAGACGTTAGCTTATTTAAGCGAAAAGAAAACGGAGAATTTGACCTTCCAAAAGGAAAAGAAAGACTCTTTAGAATGATGGATTTTGACGATGACAAGGATCAGTACAAAGTGTTTGCACCGCCGATCCGTGACGAAAGCCTTATCAATGGATTCAACACGATTTTACGAAGGATTGAGTTTAATGTAGGTCTTGCCTACGGAACTTTAAGTGATCCAAACACAGTTGATAAGACTGCAGAAGAGATCAAAGCAAGCAAACAGCGATCATACAGTACTGTATCTGATATCCAGAAAGCACTGCAGAAAGCGTTAGAACAATTAGTCTATGCAATGGATGTGATTGCACAGCTTGCTAATCTAAATGGGGGCAAGAAATATGAGATTAGCTTTGACTGGGATGATTCGATCGTGATCGATAAAGAACAGGAACTGCAGAGCATGCAGCAGGATGCAACAGCCGGACTGATTCGAAAAGAAATATACATTGCTGCCAAGTATGGAGTTTCTGAGGAAGAAGCATTAAAAATGATGCCGACACAGGATGATCGTTTTAATATTCAGGAAGAGTAGGTGATCACAGATGCTTGATCCGAAGTATTTGGAACAATTCTCTGATCAGTTACTTGGTATCATCGACAGTCTGACAATAGCGATCATATCTGATATGGCTAAAAGAATTGTAAAGATGGGAAATGTATCCGAATCGACAAAGCATCAGGCGGAGGTTTTACAGAATGCAGGTCTCGTTTATAAAGATACGATCAAACGAGTGAGTCAGGTGTCTGGGTACCAGAATCGAGAAGTCGAGCGGATGTACCAGGAAGCAGGAGTCAGAAACTTAAAAAATGAAGCTGTCTATTACAAGCAGGCAGGGAAAGAAGCCGTTAAACTTGAACAGTCAAATGGAATGCAAAGGATTCTGCAGGCAAACGTCAGAAAGACATGTCAAGAATTAGATAACTTAACAATGACAACAGCCGCAAAATCACAATCTGCTTTTATTCAGGCATGTAACAAGGCACAGATGAAAGTAAGTACAGGAGCATTCAGTTATGACAAAGCCATTGCAGATGCGATTAAAGAGGCAGCAGTGCAGGGAACAGAAGTCTTATATCCATCACAGCATGTCGATAAATTAGATGTCGCGGTAAGAAGAGCTGTACTTACCGGAGTAAATCAGACTGCAGCAGAAATGAATCTGCAGTATGCAAAAGATCAGAATTGTGATTATGTTGAAACAACTGCGCATGCAGGTGCAAGACCTGAACATGCCGTATGGCAAGGGAAGGTCTTTTGTTTATCTGGGACTGATCCAAAATACGAAAACTTCTATGAAGCAACAGGATATGGAACAGGACCAGGGTTATGTGGTTGGAACTGCAGGCATAACTTCCATGCATTCTTTCCTGGAATATCAACACTGGCATATACACAGGAGATGCTAGATGATTATTCTGCAAAGAGCGTGACATACAACGACAAACAATTTACAGAGTATGAAGCAAGTCAGATGCAGAGAAGTCATGAACGACAGATCAGAGAGACAAAGAGGAAACTTGCTGGATATAATTCAGCGATCAGTGAAGCGAAAGATGATACCTTAAAAAATACTTTACAGAATCGGTTCAATGAAGAATCTGTAAGATTAAAGAAACAGGAAGCAGCACTGAAAGCTTTCTGCAAGGAAACAGGAAGGCGATATGAGTCTGCCAGAGTTCAGATCTATGCAGTGAAGAATAAAGCAGGAGATATCGTTGGATTCAATCGGAGCGTTGCGCAGAAGGCTGTATGGCAAGATCGAAAGAATACCTTTAAGAATCAAATGTCTAAACAGTTAGAAAAACTGACGAATGAAGAAAAGAAAGCGATCTTGAGATATACTGGTAATGCAGCAAACCGAGTGAACAGTGCAATATATTCTGGAAAACAGCAAAGAATTGATCAGGAAAAAGGATTTATGGACCTGTTGGATTCTGCATTAAGTAAAGGTACTGTAGAACACAAAATGGTAGTTCATCGTGATACGATTCCAGAATATTTAAATGCATTTCCAAAAGGTTTTCAATATTCCGAAGAGGATATAAAAAGAATGAATGGAATGACCTTAACGAATAAAGGTTATACATCTACATCTTTTCATGACATAATGTATCAGGGTAGAAATGTTCATCTTGAAATTGAGATCCCTAAAGGGTATAAAGGCTGTTTATATATAAAAGATGTCGCAACTGAAAAATACAAAAATCAAGAAGAAGTGTTGTTTAAACGAGGCTTTCAGTATAAAATAAAAAGTGTAAATAAAGAAAAGGACAGATACTATATCAAAGCGGAGGCTGTTTTATGAGTGGAATAGGATATTATTATGATGAAAATGGTGTGAAACAAGAAATAGAAATAGGTCCGAGTTTTGATGACTTTCCTGGAATGGCAAAAGTGACAAGTCCTATACCAATATGCCATGCATGCAGAAAAGCAGATTTTGATGAAAAAGGTTATGAAACTTTATGCAAAGTATACGGGAAGATACCAAACAAACACTTAAAGGCCAAAGATTATAACTGCCCATATTTTGATAACGAAAACAATGGATGGTATCAGTTGATAAAAGATAAAGTAGAAAAAGCGAAAGGTGAGAACAATGGATAACTTTAAAGCTGTATATAAAATCTTATCAGCATTGGAAAAAGCAATGGATTATCCAGAATTTGATATCAACGATGTTGGGCCGGAAGCCTTAGGGGTTTCCAAAGAACGCTGGGCACGATATATAGAGATGATGGTTGATGTCGGATATATCAAGGGTGTAAGTATGAAACGTGATATCACAGGAGCAACAAGGATCAATGCAAGTGATGTTAGAATTACATTAAAAGGTCTTGAGTATTTACAGGAAAATTCAATGATGAAAAAAGTATATAATGCCGTGAAAGGAATCAAGGATATAACGCCAGGTCTATAAATATGTACCATCTGATCAATATCAGGTGGTATTTTTATACGAAATTTTAAGAAAGGAGCAGTGCAGCATGAAGTCAACAGAATAGAAAGGACGGTGATCCAAATATCTCCCGGCAGCAGGGTTAAGCTGCAGAAGACACGCAGAGAGATCTGGGTGTTATTTTTATGCAAAGAAACAACATTGGTCAGCTGATCAGACCTTAAACAGTCGGTTCGTGGCGGTCGGTTACACGCCTAAAACAACCTAATACGAAAGGAGAACGAGCAACATGAAAACAGATTTTTTAAAAGGTTTAAATCTTTCCCAGGAAGTGATCGATAAGATCATGGCTGAAAACGGAAAAGATATCGCTGCAGAACAGAAGAAATCAGAAAAGATCACTCAGGAGCGAGACAGCTACAAGCTGAAATCAGAAAGTCTTGAAACTCAGGTAAACGATGCAAATGAAGAAATTCAGAAGTTTAGGGACATGGACATTGACGGCATCAAGCAGGCAGCAGATGACTGGAAAGAGAAAGCTGAGAAAGCAAAGAGTGATGCAGATGCCCAGATTTCAGAATTGAAATTTGATTATGCATTATCTGCAGCATTGACAGGAGCGAGAGCTAGAAATAGCAAAGCGGTCAAGGCATTACTTGATATGGATGGACTGAAATTAAACGATGGAAAGATCATCGGTTTAGATGAACAGCTGTCACAGATCAAGGAAGAAAACGGCTTTTTGTTCGAAAGTGATGAACCTGCACCAACGATCGTTAAAGGAACAAATGGTGGTTCTGGCGGTATTGGTGGAAAGAAACCAAGTGAAATGACATATTCGGAACTCTGTGACTATATGGAACAGAATCCCGGAGCAGAGATTTAAATAAAGGAGTAAAAAATGGCAGGAGAAAAATTTGATTCTAAATCATTCAATCCTCAGGCATTCGGTGCCTACACAGAGAGGATTCCAAATTTAAAAAAGAACGAGCTGATCAAGTCCAGAGCCCTAAAAGGTAATCAGGATATCAAAAACACGTTCAGTTCTCAGACAGGAACAGTATATGCAGTATTGCCAATGCATGGTCTGATCGGTGGAGCAGCACAGAACTATGATGGTGAGACAGATCTTAAGTCTGAAAACACAGACACATTTGAAAGAGGTGTTGTTGTAGTTGGTCGTATGAAAGGATGGACTGAGCGAGACTTTTCAGAAGATGTTACAGGTGGTGTAAGTTTTATGGACAATGTTGCAGCACAGGTCAATGATTACAAAGCTGATCTTGATCAGACAACATTAGTAAAGATTCTGGATGGTGTCTTTGCAATGACCGGAAAAGAAAACAAAGTCTTTGTTGATAAACATACATCTGATATCACAGAAGTAACAGCAACTGACAAAGATGGAAACGTAAAGAACGTTGTACAGGCTGACACGTTAAATACAGCTTTACAGAAAGCAGCAGGAGATAATAAGTCTAAGTTTACGATCGCGATCATGCACAGTGCGGTAGCAACAAACCTTGAAAATCTGAAGCTGTTAAAATACATGACACAGACAGATGCAAATGGAGTTGAAAGAGACTTAACTCTTGCGACATGGAATGGTCGTCTGGTTCTGATCGATGATTCCATGCCAGCAGAAGAAGTTGCTGCAGTAGAAGAAAGTGGAACAAAGGGAGAGTCTGGTTATGTTGCAGCACAGGAAGCTTACACAAAATATACAACTTATGTATTAGGTGATGGGGCTTTTGACTATGAAGATATCGGCGCAAAGGTGCCATATGAAATGCATCGTGATCCAAAAACAC